ATGGCAGAGTAGGCACAGCATTTATTCAAGAGTACAGATTTAACCAGTACTGTCAGAGACTGCAAAATATTATTGCTCCAGTATTTGATAACGAGTTTAAACTGTTTATGAAGAACAAAGGCATTAATATTGATAGTAGTATTTTTGACCTGCAGTTTGTAGAACCACAGAGCTTTAGTGAATACAAAGAAATCGAAGTACATGCCGCAAGAGCAAACGTATTTGGGTCACTTGAGGGTGTAGATTATCTAAGTAGACGCTTTATGTTAAGCAAGTATCTTGGACTTACTGAAGACGAGATACTCAAGAATGAAGAAATGTGGATGGAAGAAAACAAATCAGGCGTATCGGTACCATCAGATGCTGAACCAGGACTTGGTAGTGTTGGAGTACGTGGATTTGATGTCGACAGTGGAGATATAGGCGACTTAGGTGATATAGATGCAGGTGAAGAAGGCAGTGATGAATCACCAATTAGCGGTGCTGAAAATGCAACAGCACCAGCAGGAGGAGAAGACAATGCGCAGTAATGAATTTTTATTAGAGTACTATGAAGGCGAAGATAATGAGTATTCAAATCGTAAAATTGATGATGTTCGACGCAGTAGGTTAACACTAAAACATATTAATAGACTACGTAAACAACGTGAAATTCATAAAACAGAGCATGCTACACGTACTGAACGAGTACAACAAATATACCGCAGACCAGCAGCTCAGTAAACAATTTAAACCAGATTAAGGTGTAAAAACTTACTTATCTTGGCGTTCTTGTCAAAAAGTACAGTTTTTACGCCTTTTTTCTATGGTAAAACGTATTGGTAATAAATAATACTTGTAAACCAGTAATGGTAAGCCTGAATTTTTAAGGAGATATAAAATGAGTAATCATAAGGATTCATTAGTTAAAGTCCTAGAATATCTTGTCAATGAAGATCGTGAAAAAGCGTCAGACCTTTTACATGATGTATTTGTTGAGAAAGCAAAAAATCATTGGGCGTCACTTTCAGAGAGTGATGAGTCAGTGGAAGAAGATATTCAAGACGAAGACTTAGACGAAACATACGAAGTTGAAGAAGGTATCGATAACTACGATGCAGAGGAAGACTTTTTAGGCGACATCGAAACAGCTGAAGACGAAATCGAAGCTGAAGAAGTGTACGGCGAAGACGATGACCAAGAAGGTGAAGAAGAAGCACCGGAAATGGACATGGACATGGATATGGACATGGACAGTGGCGAAGAAGAAGCCGCAGAACCAGAAGAAGCACTAGCTAATGTAGAAGATGCAATTGCAGAACTACGTGCAGCATTTGCAGATATGATGGACGATGAGCCAGCTGAAGAACCAGAAATGGAAGAAATGGCTGCTTTTGAATCAGACGACAGCGACGACGAAGAAGTTGAAGCAGTTGAAGAAGGTGCCACATTATCAGCAGTGAGTGTATCACATTCTGAAGGTAATGATGCAGGTGCAAAATCACCAGTAGGCCCAGGCGATAGTTCAATGTCAGATGCCAAACCAGTTGATATCTCAGGTGGAACAGTTGAAGCAGGTGGCAAAGCGCCAGCAGCTAAAGACATGGGTGTTACAGGACCACAAGAAGCAGGTTCACCAACTCCAGCTCCAGCACCAAAAAGAGAGATGAAGTAATATGTCAACATCATTACAAGAACACTTAACATTTAATCAGGCAAACATTGTCACCGAAGCAATTGAAGAAGCTAACGGTGGGAAAAGCCTTTATATGAAGGGTATCTTTATTGAGGGCGATGTACGAAATCAAAACAACAGAATTTACCCAGCCAAAGAAATTCATCATGCTGTTAAAGCAATTAATGAAAAAATTAAGAATGGGTATAGCGTATTAGGTGAAGCGGATCACCCGGATGACCTTAATATCAATCTTGATCGTGTAAGTCACATGATTACAGAGATGGATATTGATGGTAATAACGGTACCGGAAAACTTAAAATCCTTCCAACTCCAATGGGAAATATATGTAAAACCTTATTGGAAAGTGGAGTTAAATTAGGCGTGTCAAGCAGAGGTAGTGGCAACGTTAACGAAAGTGGTCATGTCAAAGAATTTGAGATCATCACTGTTGATATTGTTGCCAATCCAAGTGCTCCAGATGCTTACCCTGATCCAATCTATGAAAGAATTATGAATCATAGACGGGGTAATGTATTAATGGATGTTGCTTCTGCTGTTAAGCACGACGATCGGGCACAGCGTTATCTACAAGAAGAGGTAACGCAATTTATAGAGAACCTAAGGTATAGGAGAGATTAATATGGCTCACTCAATAGATGAACTATTAAGCTCCGGAGCTCTTTCAGAAGAGGTCAGATCTTCAATTTCAGAGGCTTGGGAAACTAAGCAATCTGAACTACGTGAAGAAGTTGCATCTGAAATGCGTGAAGAATTTGCAGAACGTTATGAAAATGACAAATCGCAAATTGTAGAAGCAATGGATACAATGATTGGTGAAGTTATTGCAAAAGAACTCGAAGAGTTCCAAGCAGACAAAGCTAAAGTAGCTGAAGATCGTGTTGCATATCGCAAGCATATGTCAGAACATGCAAATGTACTGAATGATTTTGTGATGGAAACACTTCGCAAGGAAATTAACGAATTGCGTGAAGACCGTGAGGCACAAGACAAGAACATGGCACAGTTAGAAGGCTTTGTTCTAGAACAACTCACAAAAGAGCTAAACGAGTTTCATGATGACAAACGCTCACTAGTTGAAGCAAAAGTCAAAATGATAAAAGAAGGCAAAAATGTCATCGAGCAAACTAAACGCAAGTTTATTGAAACTGCGGCAGATAAAGTGGAGAACGTTCTTGAATCAACAATTAAGACTGAACTAACTTCACTTAAAGAAGATATCCAAGTTGCAAAAGAAAATACTTTTGGACGTAAGATATTTGAAACATTTGCTGGAGAGTTTATGGGCAGCTACCTCAATGAAGGTACTGAAGTTGCTAAAATGAACAAAGAAGTAAGCGAACTAAAAGCAAAACTTGATGAAGCGACTAAAATTGTTGCAGACAAAGAAGTTCAAATTGTAGAATCAACACGTAAATCACGTATTGCTACTGACAATGCAGAACGAAAACTTATCATGAATGAAATGATGAACCCACTTTCGAAACAACATAAAGACATTATGAATGCACTACTAGAGTCTACTAAGACAGCAGATTTACAAAATGCATTTAATAAGTATCTTCCTTCAGTATTGAATGAAGAAACAAAAACTATAACTAAAACTAAGAAGGTGTTAAGTGAATCTTCAAAAGAGATCACTGGTGGAAAAACAACGGTAGCAGAAGCTAATGTTGATGCTAACATTGTTAACCTTCGAAAATTAGCCGGTATACAATAAGTTAAGGAGACCGAAAATGGCAGACAACCTAATGGAAAATTGGAGCGGAACAAAAGATGCTCTAACAGATGGTCTATCTGGAAATAAGAAACGAGTAATGGAATCAGTACTTGAAAACACTAAAACCTATTTGTCAGAAGCAGCAGGTGCAGGTGCAACTCAAGCAGGTAACATTGCTACACTAAACAAAGTGATTCTTCCAGTGATCAGACGTGTTATGCCAACTGTTATTGCTAACGAAATCGTTGGTGTACAGCCTATGACAGGCCCAGTTGGACAAATTCACACTCTAAGAGTGCGTTATGCTGAAACATTTGATTCAGCAACAGCAGGCGATGAAGCACTAAGCCCATTCGCAATTGCTACAGGTTACTCAGGTAACGCAGCAACAAACCGTGCAGATGCAACAGCATCTCAAGAAGGTTTACCTGGTAAGAAAATGTCAATTCAAGTGTTGAAACAAACAGTTGAAGCGAAAACACGTAAGTTATCAGCACGTTGGACATTCGAAGCGGCACAAGATGCCAATTCAATGCACGGACTAGATGTTGAAGCAGAAATCATGCAAGCACTTGCACAAGAGATTACTGCTGAAATCGATCAAGAGATCATTTCTTCTCTTACATCATTAGCTGGTACAGCTACTGACACATACGACCAAAGTGGCGTAAGTGGTACAGCAACATTTGTTGGTGACGAGCATGCAGCACTTGCAGTTCTAATCAACAAAAATGCAAACACAATTGCAGCACGTACACGTCGTGGCGCAGGTAACTGGGCAGTTGTTTCTCCAACAGTACTAACAGTACTACAGAGTGCAACTACATCAGCATTTGCTCGCACAACAGAAGGTCCTTTTGAAGCACCTACAAACACAAAATTCGTTGGTACACTAAACGGTACTATGAGAATTTATGTAAACCAGTACGCAGCAAACGACAACGTACTAGTAGGATACAAAGGCGCAACAGAGACAGACGCAGCAGCGTTCTATTGCCCATACATCCCGCTAATGTCAAGTGGCACAGTGCTTGATCCAGACTCATTCGAGCCAGTGGTATCATTCATGACACGTTACGGTTATGTAGAACTAAGCAACCAAGCATCATCGCTTGGTAATGC